CAAAACTTTTACCACCACCTGCTGCTCCACCGTAAAGAACATCTTTCTCACCAGCAGCAAGGAAGTCTGTTTGAGGTCCTTCGTTTGGCATAAAAGCCACGTAAGAACCTGTTTCATCTATATGTTTTTGTATAGGGTCAGGTAACTGTTTAGTTTCTGACTCAGTTAAAACATTAGATGTTAAAACTTTTTCTTCTTGGTCAAGTTCTTTCTTGACTCTAGCTAAACTTCTTGTTAGCTTTTTAACTTTCTGATTCTTTTTAGTTAACTTCTTTTTTGCTTGTAAAGCCAACTTTAATCCAGAAAGTTCTGAATTCTTTGGTCTACCCGGTCTAAGCCTTGGTGTACCGTCTTTCTTTAGTATATAACTCCCATCAGGATTTGTCAAGTACTTTTTAGAATTATTTTTATCTTCTTCCATAAACTTTGTCTACGTGTTTCTTTAATCCGGGTCGTGACATCTTACGTCCTGTTTCTGCCTCTAACCAGTCTACTCCAATACCTAGACTAATTTCACCATGAAATACTGCTTCTGTAACTTCTTTTAATACTTTTAATTCTTCTTCTATAGGTCTAAGAAAAGAATCAGACTCTTCATCTAACTCATACCCAAAAGGTATAGTTGAAGAAGTCCTTGTTATATAACCATCTTTCATTTTACTTTTCTATACTTTCTAACTTTCCTAGCTGTTTTCTTTGGTTGTTTACTGTGTTGCTTTCCTTTCTTAGTATCTTCTCTTTTCTTTCTTGTTGTTCTTGCGTATTCTTCTTTTGAGAGTGCCTTAATAGCCTTCTCTGGGAGATACCTTTCCCCTGTCTCTGACGATTTCTTACCACTCTTAGTACGCCATTTTTGTTTAGTCCAAGCTCTAAGACTTCTTTGAGACTTTTTTAGTTTTGACATTTTTTTTCTCTGGTGTTAAACATTTTTTAAAAAGCTTTGAATAACATTTCTTTGCTTTATCCATTATCTTAATCATAAATTCTTTAATCTTTTTCATTTTATTTATAGCCTCCCCCTTTGGCTTTATATTCTTTTGCTAAGAGCTGGGCTTTCCGAGCAGACCATTGTCCGGCTTTACCACCTTTAGTACCGGCTTTAATCTTCTCGAAAAGCCTCTTACGCATAGTCGGCTTCGTATAGTTACCGGCTTTGTTTACAGTTGATTTACTCTTCGTCTTCTTTTTTACTGGCATTTTTGCCTCCTTTATTAAAAATTGAATCCCAGTTATCTCTGTATTGTTTTGAATGTACGTTTACTCTAGGTGCAGCTCCTTTACCTCCATGCCATGAAGGTCCATAAAGTCTGCCTTTATTTTTTTTGTTTGTCATTAAGACAGGTTTGTCATCGCTTCCTAGTTGTGGCATAATCTTACCTAGTCCTGCGGACTACCACTTAACCTTATCAGCCCAATAGGCTGCTGACATTTTACCTTTCTTAATGTTCTTAGCGTGTCTTGCTTTAAAAGAACGTCTCTTTGCTTTCATTCTTGCTGATTCACCTGCTTTAGGTTTACCAGCAGTCTTAGCACCTTTTTGACCAAACCTAATAGTCTTTATCTTGTCACCTTCTTTAGCAACAACTATATGTGATTTCTTAGGGTGATTAGGAGTTCTTTTAGGTTTATTATAACCACTTACTCCTGCTCGTTCTAATCTACTATCTTTCTTCTTAGCCATTAGTGTACCGTCCTTTCTTCTATTTTTACTTCGTGTTCTAGTTCTTGAATTTCTCCAAGTACTAATAACCCGTATTGTATAGCTATTCTGTTTGCTTCGGCTACTGTATTGGCTTTAATATAAGGACCAATACCTGAACCGTCTTCGTTAACAAACTCAGTTATCCACAGCTTCATATTCACCGTCTTCTGTTTCTTCTAAATCTAAAGGAGCTTTATCAGGCATAAGAAAGATACCACCACTATTCATATTATGATTAACATCTATCTTATCTACTTTAGATACACCTACTCTATCTAGTAAAGTCTGTGCAGCAGCTAGTTTGTTATTAGCCTGTACTATAGGTCTTTTAGATTCCATTATCTCTACCACCTTAAAAGCTGCTTTAGGAGCTGAGTTAGCTAGTATCTCTTGAGTAAGTTCTAGTATCTCAGACTTTAAAGTCTTTACAACGTGATGGTAATGAGAAGTATAACCTGCAAGTTCAGCAGCCTTTTTAGCATCACCATTAGTATCTACCAAATGGTTGAGGAAAGACTGTTGTTTTTCAGTTAGTTCTCTTTTACGAGTATTATTATCTATTGATGGAAGTATAGCCATGCATTTAGTATACCGTTTGATTTAAAACTTGTCAAGTCTTTTTAAGTTTTTTAACTTTTTTCTCTAAAGACTTGACAAAAGTGAATTTGAAGTGTACAATAACATTGTGGTCCCCCACGGTCAATATATCCCCTAGAGAACCCCTCATAAAACAATTGACTGCCTATTAGGTAGGATTAGTCATGTGCGTTAAAAATACCTTTAAAGTCTTTAAAGATTTTAGAGTTTTGATGTCGGGGCGTTAACTAGTTCTGGTTAATGGTCATTTTCTCATATTATGTATAATCATGCTATAGATATATAGGGTAGAGGGTATGGTCTCCTGCCACCCCCTAACTAGATTTGAGATTGCATAACTTTAGACCTCAATGCTCCTCTCTCACTTGAAAGGCTTCGGAGTCTTTGGGCTTTACCAGACTCTGTTCTTTTGGTATAGACTCTTTATCTCATAAACATCTACAGACTTTTACATTCAGAATCTTCTCTCACTTTCTTGAAGGTCTTAACGCCTTTCATATTTGCAAGTCTATGCATTAGACAGCCTGTAATTTCCTTTCTTGTTTCTCAATTCAGACTCTCACATTCTTGTCAAACTTTCCACCTCTGCTTGACATTGACTCCCTTCACTGGTCTTTTGTTCTGGGCTTTGTCAACACTTATTATATCTGCATGGTATTTTCCATTGCAATTCTCTTTAAGAAACTCCTATCGTTAGACTAGAATGTAGTCTTAACTCGTTTATAAGTTCACTCCTCTTCACTATCTGATACTCTAAACCTTTAAAGTCAAGTCTCTCAAGTCTTTGTTCCATTTTAGTTTCGAAACTCAACTCTATAGTTTCACTCGTAAGGCTATTAAAATCATAACATCTCCAAATATTTTCTAGTTTACAATCACATAAAGATTTTAAAGTGACAAATGTTTACAGTATTTTCTCCCAAAACCTCGAAAATATCTGTAAAACTTTTAAAGTTTTCTTCGAAGCCATTGAAAACTTTAAAACTCTAACGCATTTGCAACTTGAAAATCTTCATGTATCGTGTATGTTTTTAATATATGGAGATAACATGATTTTAATAGATTACTCAAACAATGAAACTATAGAGTTTCAAACAATTTCTCAAGCTAAAATGTTCACTGCAGACTTGTTCGAAGTTGACATTAAAGCTTTAGGAATCAGATGTGAAGACTCATCTGACTTTAAACTCCTAGAAGACTACATTCTAGGGCTAACTCAATCCATTTCTTAAAGGAGAATATTATGGAAAATACATTTGATATAAACGCTTTTGACAAAGACAGAACTTCAAGCCCAGCTTCATTCCGTCAATGTCAAGCTATCGGCTACAAGTTTGCCAAGAAGGGTTCAAGTATGAATTGGAAACTTCAAAAGCAAATTACAGGTTGTCTTTATAGCCTTGCAAAGGATGAAAGACTAACCTTCAAGAAAGCTCATCAGATTCTTCAAGGTAAAACTCTTCCGAAGGTTTATCTCGATAAAATCGCTTTATACCTAAAAGAAAAGGTCAGCTAAAACCTCAAAGACTCTCTCGCCTTTCAAGTGAGAGAGTTTTTTTCTGCCTATAAGTTATGTTTTTAAGACAAATCTATACATAAAATAGTGAAATTACTTCGTAATTGCTTTTTAAATAGCAGTCGACCATACCAAAAAAGTAAGTAAGTTAAATAAGTTTAAGTTTAAGACTCGAGTTTTAAGTAGCAGGGCAGGTGGTTGAGGGTTTTTTTAAATTTGGGGCAGGTTGTTGAGGGCAAATCTGTGGATAACTTATCTAAATTTATGTATAACTTATGTATATCCTGTTAATTACTTGTGGATAAGTATAAATTATCTGTGGATAACTTGTGAACTTAAGTTAAATTTAAGTTTGAATTTAAGTATAATTTTAAGGTTGTGTTTAAGTCCTAGCAAACTTAAAGTATAAGTATATCTTAAGTTTGTTAAGTTGCCTTGATTTTTTGGCTTTGGTCGGTAAAATCGGTGTCGGCTTGGCAGGGAACATTCCTTGCTTTTCTTTCAAAACAATCGGAGATATTATGGAAAAAGTAATCGAAAAAGCTATACGAAAAGATATTCTTGAGGGCAATGTTGATAGAAAATTGACAACAGCTTACGACACTCTTCAGTTTTTAACTGAGGCTGAGAAAAATAATTTAATTGTTGAATTGATGTTAGATAAAATGTTATATAAAATTAAAGGAGATGTGTAATATGCAAGGCAAAATCAAATGTAAAAATCCTAATGGTAAATTGAATATGCAAGTAATCCAAGACTCAAAATTGAGTGCTGTAAAGTTCAACAGTTTTGATAAATTAGAACGATATATCAATGAGTTAGGGTATACTTTCAAAGTGAGAAATTCTTTCAAAGAAGATAGGTCGATAATATATAGACATAAGTCTAATAAAAAGCAACATGTGTTTGTTAAATCAACCTATGACTTTTTGAATGACACCACTCTTGAAATGGGAACAGTTTGGGTGGTTAGCAAACTTTAAATATAAATATATACTTTAAATTTGTTAAGAACCCTTGACATCTGCTCGGCAAAACGATATAATTTGTCGGTCAGCAACCAACCGAGACTTTAAAGTCTTATAAATATAGGAGATATTATGGAAAACGAAGACCACTTTAATCTTGTAGATTTTATGGAAAAAGAAGCTTACATTGACTCTGTGTTAGCAGTATATGAAGCTGATAAAGAAATTGAAGAAGATATTAACCCATTAACTTAAAGGAGATAGATATGGATTTAAATATACACAATGTAGTAAAAATAGAAGTAAAACCTATAAACGATGTAAAAGGCTCTATTAGAGACTTTTCTGTTAGAGAAATAATTGTTCATTCTAAAGAATTTAATTATGAACTGAACGATTATATTACTAATAAACTAGAGGTCTCTTGCTTTCTTGAAAGTAGAGATGTTGCTAAATTAGTTTATAGCAAAGAGTAATTTATGAATGCTGGGGCAATCATTCAAAACTGCCCCATTATATTAACAATAAATATGGAGATAGATATGAAAAAACTAATACAAAAATGGCTTGGTATTATTGATAGCAATAGTGCTTTATATGAAATCGAAGGTATTCTAGAACGCATCAGAGATTTAGAAT